TAGCGCGGGAGTACCCCAACCTCTCCATCGAGGAGCAGCAGTGTTTGGAAGACACACTGGTAGCGGCGCATGAGGGAGCAGCAGCCTCACCAGAGTGGGCATGGTCCGCTATCGGGACCGTGGTGGCTCGCCTCACCGAGGTGGCTAGGCACCTCGAGGGATGATGTAGCCATTCCCAAGGCTCACATCCCAGAATTAAGCACGGAGCGCCCCAGCGCTGGCGGGGGGACCTGGCGTGGCCTGAGTGCGCCAGGGGCGGACCCCAAATGTAGAGGTATGTGCACAAGCATCGCGTGCACGCTGGCCATTATCACCGGGCCTCATCCTTATAGCTTCTGACGAGCTGAATACCCTAGAGCAGGGCGATCAGCGAAAGCCCACGTTCTCGTATCCGCAACCCGCTCCGAGAACCCGCCTACCCCGCTAACATTTTGGGCAAGGTGTTAGCTAGCGATGAACACCCGCCCTCCGGGGCATAGGGGTGCCCTGTACTACCACTGGGTGTTGGTGTGCAGGGTACGGGGGGGAATCTGGCTACGGCAACCGGGGCTACATGTCCTTGGCCCCGGACGGTGTTTAGGCTTGGGCACCGACTGGTTTCACACTTGCCGGCACATTTTGTACGGCAGAGGGGGCGGGCTCCTTGTACACAGTCTTCGTCGATCTGGAGGCTGGCCTTTCTTGGGTTACTTAAGATCCGCTTTCCGTGCGAGCGATATCGGAGCAATCTCCGTTTTTGCAATTCTCCAGCAATTTTCCGTTCTCCGGCCATGGGGAAGTTAGCGCCTGTCCGCACTCCGGGCAGCAATTGGCCGTCGAGCTGCACCGCTCCCGTTTACTTGCAACGGTTCGAGCATCGCGTCAAAATTACCGTGGCTCCGGGCCAAATTCTCATGGTGGATGCATACCCCTACAACGACGTGTGCGGCGTCTTTTATCTGGCACCGGGATCAGCCAACAACTACACTGCATGGACTCCCGCGGCCAACAACGCTGACATTTCGTTGGGGTCGAGCACCTTCGGCAATTACGCGTATCATTACTTCAAGCATTATGACAGTTTGCTTGGTTCCATCACGAACGCTTCGGCCACGCCGAACAGCACGCGCATTGCACCGAAAATGCGCTACACATCGTTCTGTGTCGAGCTTGGCAACCTGAGTGCCCTTAATTCGGTCAACGGCGCCGTTCGTTGTTGCAGAATGAGTTCCCCGTCGCTCACGCCCCTCGTGGCGGGGGCAGCAGGGACTCTTACCCAGCCCTGGTCCGACGCCCTGAGCTTCTTTTATGAGAACCCCGACACACAACACATCGTCGGAGCGGAGGCCACCCAGGCCCTTTGTGCGCATGCGTTGCCCACACAACTGATGACTGGGCAGTTTTACACTCCGTCAGGTGAGGGTGTGGACCAATTGGGCGCCGTCGCCACCACGGCTTGGGCTGCAACTGTGTACGACTCCTCGACCAGTTCTGCGGGAGGCACCGACCAGGTCATGCTGTGGAGTTTGTTGCGTTTTGTTGTCGACAGCGTGAGTCAGACGACGACGCTGGAGATGGTGTTCAAAGGGACTGTCGAGTTCCTCATACCACCAGAGAGCTTCTTGGTGGGTGCTGCAGTGCCGCGCCCCGTCGGAGAGTTCACCGGCATTTTACGTAAGGCTGCCGCCATGGCGCGTGCACCGCCTATCGGTTATGCCCCGAACGCGTCGACGGGAACACGCGTCATTGCCGGTGTGACCGGAGTCCCCGCGCCGCAACCGTATGGCCGCAGCTCAAAAGCAAAAACAAAGAAACAAGCTGCGGACCAGCGTAGGCGTCAGGGAAAACAGCAGAACCCCACGACCCCCGCCCCGAC